GCCGAGTTCATCGTGCTGGGCACGGCGCTCGGGGCGGCACTTGTCTCCTTTCTGACCATCGGGGCAGCATCTGCGTGGACATCAGCATTGTCTTCCTCACCTTCCGGCTCCTTGTCAAACAGCTCGTCAAGATCCGCGTAAAGGTCCCAATCGTCTTCGGCGATGATGGTGGCATTTTCAAAGTACCGCACTTGGTCGATGTTGTAGCACCGCCATTCCGAGTCTTCACCCTTCATGGTCTGGATGAATTTCTCGTGGCTGTGGAGCATTACCTCACGCAGGGTGAGGAACATTCCACAGTGGCAGCACCGGTAGTACCCCGAATCGTTGTCGCAGATCAGCCGCGGTGGCTTGCCCGTTACCTTGGTGAACTTCACTTCTGGACACTCGGTGATGGCAACCCCGAAACAGTCGGTGATGTGTTGGTGATACATCTGTGAGTCGTTGGGGTCAATGATGCACAAGATCCTGGCCGATGAACAAACTGATAGGTGTTGTCGCAGTCGGACGCTCGTAAACTCCTCAAAACAATCGCAACACTTGTACAAACCGACACCCGCGTCAATAGGATCACCGCCGCTGATGCCGGGTATGTCCCAAATGTCTTTCAATCGGATGGAGTGCACTCGTCCATACTGGGGCACGCCAGATCCGGGGACAGTGCACAACCAGTCGTTGTAGGGCTTCACGAGTTCCGGCCCTTCTCTGTCAGTGTCGGCTTCTTGCTCACAGCAGTGGTCGTCGGCTTCAGTAGCGAATCGCTTAGTGCCGCAGACCAGGCACCGGATGATGGCCGGCGCGCCTTCCGGGCGGTCATAGTGTTGCCAGGCCTCAGTGCAATTGATCACGATGGAGCTTTGGACTTCGCCCCGCATCCCGGTGGGGAACGAGGCACCTGGCACGGCATTGGGGCACATTGCGCCGCTGGTTCGGAAGATCATCCGCTCTCCCCAGCCGCACTCATCAAGGTGGTCTTCAATGGCATCAGTGTCGAATTCAGCGAGACATGTCCCACACTTATATAAACTAATGCCACACTTAGCGTGGGCACACATGTGGGTCATTTTCACGTCAACGATTCCGCTCATTTCGTTACAATTGGAGTGAATTTGAACAGATGGTTCAATGTTTGCTTCATTAGCACAAATCGGTTGGGCTCCTAAGTCCGATGTAAGGTATTCTTGCAGTGTTATCTTTTCACCTGTGAGAACCATACGATCAACCGCGAACCGCGCGACCTTGTACGAGGGCACACACAGAGAGAATCCGTACCTGTGCATCAGGAGGCGAATGGCTTCGCACACCTGAGTATAGTACTCGATCCCCCATGGCACGCTCTCCTGCAAAGCCACGCCGCACACGGCTTCCATGTGGTCCGGCTCAAAGCTGCTGCTCCACTGCAACATGGAGTTGATGGTGTCTTGTTTCAGGGCAAGGTGCATCACGCGGTCCCCGAACACGGGGTATCGGGAGCAGAAGGAGGCTTCTTCGTACGACGTGAATTCCGGGTCGCCGTCCTTGCGGTCGTTCGTGGCTGGGTAGCCAGCACGAGCGTACACTTCCTTCCATGACTCAGCTGAGAACTCGTCAGGCGCTCCCTCAGCAACGGCGGCAAGATTGTCATCGCCATAAATCACTTCCGCGACCCACCTACCGTAGTAGTCGTACACCGGTACTTTCCCCCTCTTCTCTTCAGTTAGTTGGTAGATGCCGGCGCGTCGCATGAGGTGGTGGCCGTCCGTGTTCCACTCAGCAGTGAAACGGCAGCCTGAGGCAATCCTCCCTTTCGTCCAGTACACGGCGTCCATAACGATGGAAACGTTGTAAACCGCGTACGCGATCATTGCCTTCTCGATGTTGTCGATATCATCTTGTTCGTAGTCTGGGGAGGCCCGGGCATGGGCGAAGGCTAGCTTGATGGCAGCCGTAATGACGTTGGGTGATGTTCGGCGATCCCACTGTGGGACGTCAATGGCCATGCACTGTTTCGGGTTCTTCTCGAGCAGGTGTTGATACATGGCCTGGC